GCGCTACCGTTTGGGCATCGGACGACAACGAGAAGTACGTTGCCGCAGGGAAGATCACAAGCGGCTGCACTTACGGCCGGCTTGACGTCCGGTCCCACGTACCTTCTACCGGCGATGGGGTGTGCGTTGTTAATCTCATCTCAGGGAGACTTTACCCGGGCACCGTGCAGGACGCCGAACGCGGCAACACGCTCGGCTGGATCAACGGCGAGTGCATTGCGCACGCGGGGGCGGAGCTTGTCGGAAAGGATCTGTACAGCCTGACGGGACTGCACCGCGGCATGTACGGCACGCCGGAGACATCACACAGCCCGACCGAATACTACGTACGCCTTGATGACAGCGTGTTCAAACACACGATTAACGCGCGCGACGTTGGCAAGAAGATTTATGTCAAGCTCACGTCCTACAACATCTTCGGTTTGCAGGAACAAGCGCTCGACGAGGTAACAGCACATGAGTATACGATCTCCTCGGCGTATGTGCCGGCAGTGTCTCAGCTCGCCGCTGTGACACGATATCGGCAGCTCGCCGACGCGCGGACGGGGTACGACGTCATCATCTCGTGGACGCCGCCCGAGATCTCGAGTTACGCGGGCGCGGACGTGTACGCGCGTGTCAAACCCGCGGGAGAGACCGCGTTCGGCGCGTGGGACTTCGTGATGCGGGGAGACCGGCAGGCGACGATCAACCAGGCGCGCATCGGCGACGAGTGGCAGATTAAGGTCGTCGCAGTCGACGCGTACAACAACCGCGCGGCGATAGCAACGGAGACGACGGTGCACGTTGTCGGGAAGAACGTCGTTCCGAATACGCCGCAGAATTTCAGCATCTCCTTCGGCAACGAGGCCGTCGCACGATGGGATGATGATTTTACCTCGGACGTAGCATTCTACGAACTGCGTCTTGACGAGTTCGCGGGCACGGCCAACAGTAATCTGCTGCTCAAAACGACAAGCACGTCGGCGAGCATACCGCTGACGGAGCGCACGGGGATCGTATATCTCTTTGCGTGCAACGCGATCGGCAAGTACAGCGCGGCCGCTGCGTGTGAGTATAACGTCCCCGCGCCGGCAGCACCGACGATCAAGATCACAAATACGCTGCAGGGCTTTAGCGTCTCCATCCAAAATAGGCCGGAGCATATAAGCGGTACGCGTGTGCATATCTCGGGCGGCGGCGTCAACGAGACCATCGAAACAACGGGGACTTTTGTGTCTTATGCCGGTGCACCGGGTATCTATACCGTACAGGCGGCGTGTTTTGACTCCTTCGGGGATGGCGAATTGTCACCGGTGCAGGAAGTGATCGTAAAGGCAAAAATCGACAAAAACGATATCGAAAATCTGTCGATTGCGGAGAAAGATCTTGACGCGGCACTCGCCGAACGTATGCGGGACGTGCAGACGACCAAGGAGAGCGTATCGTCGATCGTTGCGAAGCTGTCCGGCAATCCACAGGAATCCGGCTACAGCGCCATCACGCAACTCTACAACGGCCTACAGCTCAAAGTAAACCAAGGCGATGTTGTGTCCGCCATCAACATCGCGCCTGGCGGCGTACGCATTGACGGACGGCTGCTGCATGTCACAGGCGATACGCTTTTTGACGGCAACATTATCGCAAGCCGCATGCTGCAGGCCGGGGCAGTCACCGCCGACAAGCTATCTGTGGACAGCCTGTCAGCGGTATCGGCGCGTATCGGCAAGCTGCGAACGAAAGACACAGGTGCGCGGACAGAAATATCGGACAATCTCATCGAGGTGTTTGATGCGGACAACAAAGCGCGTGTCCGCATCGGAGTTTTTGAGTAGATGTAGGAGGGATAGGCAATGCTGAAACAAGCAGGAATGCAATTAGTTAATGCAAGGGGCTCGTGCACCCTGGATACGCGCTGCGGTGTGACCCGTGTCGTAGGGGTGGCCGCTCTCGGCGGTCCCGATGGGCGAAAGCGCACAAAAATCGCAATCCCGAATCCCGGGAAAAACCGTATCTGGGCGCAGCTCGTCTTTCACGGCTCGGGTTATGGGACGTACGCTGTAAGTACCGACTGGGATCCCGGGAGCGAGAAACTGACAAAGGTGGAGCCGTGGGAGAATTTACAAGGCATCACCGTCACGCTTCCATTTAAACCAAACGGAGCTTATGATCCGGAGTTCCCACATGCCAACTACAATGCGGACTGCGCGGTGCAGAACCCGCACGCGGTTATTTATGGATTCTATTGAGGGGGCGAGATTATGCAATACGCAGAGATTAAAAATGCCAACGGCTCGTACATCATCGACGATACGTACCAAAACTATCGCCTCAGTACAACATCAATGGTAAAAGCGCAACGCTGCTTGACCGGGCTGCACGTCGAGAAAAATGCGGCCGGCGAACGAGTTTGCACATTCCCGTATTATGATTACGCGAATGGGAAAACCTACACATGGCCGCAGGGCGGAAAATATCCGAACCCTTGGTGCCAACCTGCGACACCGAACAAGGCGCGCGGTGTGGCTAGCCCTGGATCAGTGCATACGCATTTCGGTCTACAGCGAGAATACTGGCCGGAAGGGAAGTTTTACGGCTACGCGGGGGGGGGGATCCAGTCAATGCTTGCGCTCAACAGCCCCGGGTGGCAGAAACAATTTGCGATCGGCCCGAGTGTAAACGTACCGCACATATTCGCGCTCGGTGCCGCGATGCCGAACATCGTCTATACATTTACGACGATTTTTGATTACATCGCGCAAAAAACAACAGTGCACACCATCAACTGCTGGCAGCGCACCAATGCCCTGTCGCAGCCTTTGGCAAACGGGGGCGCCTTTACCGGCAGCAATGTCGGTTACACAGAGTTTGTAGATGAGCACTGGATGCCGGATAGCGTTTCAAGTATGTCGCTTTACAGGCCGATTGACAATGAGAATTTCACGGCAGAAAGCTTCCAAGAAGAGATGGAGACCGCGCCGATCTTTTACGCTTACGGGTTGGATGACGCCAAGCTCTCACTGGATAAAGGCGAGATGGTCGTCAAAAACGAGCGCGGCGAGGTCGTCTTTAACAACCGCTACGACTACATGCGTATCCTCGCATACCATCCAAGCATCAACGCCTTGAGTTTCAGGGGGAACAGTCTTTACAACTCGCCGCAACGTTTTTCCTTCCCTGGGCGCAAGATCGCTGTTGCGGCGCTGCAGCAAAACGCTTGCTTTGCGTATGGGACCGGGAGAGCGGAGTGGCTATACAATACGGGCTTTTGGTTCCCTGACCCGAGCACCGTGGAATTTACGACATGCGTGACGCCGTTCGTGCGCGGGGGAAATCCGGACCAATACCCGGGGCTATCACAGGAGTTTGCAAGTCTCGCATCACTCCTCGGCGTTATGATCCTCGATGTTACCGGCTGCACCCCCGGATGGAAGCAGGAGGCTCAGACAGGGAAGCCGTTTTTGGTAGAAGTGGAGTAGGAGGACACAAATGCTGAAAAAGTACATTGTCAACGGAAAAATCACCTACCCGCAGGGAGAAGGCACAATCACGAACTTCACGTTTACGAACGTGGAGACGGGCGAAATGTTTTCCCTTGCCACATCAGATCAAACGGAGGCGGACGAAATCACCTACGGCGATCATGTTGTGATCGAGGTGAGGAAGGATGACCCACCGAAGAAAAAGGAGAAGTAATCTCATACGGCGCACATCAAAGCGGTGTGCGCCTTTTCAGTGCTCGGAAAGGAGCTAAGGAGCGTGGAGATCATGATGAAGGTGCTGGAGAGGTTGCAGGAAGCATGGCTGTTTAAGCTCTGCACGTCTTGCATCCTCACGCTTATATCGTACACGCATGTCCGGCTGTTCGCCGCATTTGCGGTGCTCGTCGTCGTCGATCTACTGACTAAATGGCTCGCGCTGTCACGGCAGCATCTTATTGATAGCGGCGTAGAGAAACCGCGATTTTGGACGTGTTTCTGCAATATCCGCGCAGCACAACGGGCGGGCTATATCCGCAGTGACGAAATGCGGCATCGGTTTGTGACGAAGATGCTCACATACTTCGGCGTTGTTGCCGCAGCATGGATCGTTGACTGGATGTGTATCCATGCGGGCGCGCCGACGGTTGCGGTCGTTGTCGTTATTGGATATTTGTCAATGACGGAACTCTTGTCAATCCTTGAGAATATGCAAAAGTCGGGCATCGAGGAGGCGGGGGAACTCTATGAACTGATCCGCAAAAAGAGCGGCCTCGGAATGAAGAAAGAGGGGTAAATGATGGATGTAAAAGAACTCGCCTATGAGATTGCAAAGGGGCTTATTGAAACAGGCGTTGAAGGCGGATACGGATCTGTCAGCCGCAGTACGGCAGGGGACTATCCAAGTATCGGATGCTCTCAGTGGGAGGGGGAACGCGCGAATGAACTCCTCGCACGTATCCCCGACGGCAACTACTATGCATACCGATCATACTCAGACATCCGGAACTCGGGTGATGATCTTCTGGGCTTGCGCTTAAAGTTGGAATCTCCGGAGGGGCAAGAGGCACAGCTACAGCAGCTCTCCGAGGACTGCAAGGCGTATGTCCATACGCTCCAGCAGATCGCAACGCTGGATGATTCGCGCTGTCTTATCTATGCGGGCATATGGTGCCCGACGTCTCATTATGTCGTGCGTAACTTCTTGCAGCGCCGAGAGGAGCGCGGATATAATCTGCGTAGTTTGCGGGGGGTGTACGAGCTGTTCCGCGACCAGTATGCCGCGGCGGCAGGGTGCGAGGAGTATGCACTCGGGTATGCCAACCGCGCGGAGCGGACGTATCAGTATGTGGCAAGCGTCGATCTCACAACTCCCTACGGCGTGCCCGTATATGGCGACGGGCCATATGGACGATAGGAGGGACCTCAGATGACACGCAAGCAGATCATCATATCTGTGCTGTGCGTCCTTGTACTTGCCGTTGTGGCTGCCCTTGCATACCGCTATCATGCAGGGACACAGGAGGCACTCAGGCAAGCGCAGGCCATGACCGAGGAGCAGGCACGGGACGCCGAGACGCTTCAAGAGCGACTGCGCATCTCTGAGGGGCAGGCTCAGCAACTCGCCCGTGCCGTAGAGCGCGCGCAAGAGGGAAAGACACAGCCGATAACACATGTGACCGTCACAGCCCCGACGGTGGAGCAGGCAGCGGCACAGGTGCAGGAGCGCATCAACAAGCATGATAAGACACTGCCACCCGCCGCGTTGGAGAAAACAGATCGAACAGTCGTCGCGCCTCAGCCCGACAACAAAGATTATCAAGTCGGCGTCTATAAGATCAACCTCGACAAGCGGCGCAAGCTAAAGGCGGGCGTGACACAGGTGGATAGCCGTACGTATTGGACAGCGGGCTTGCAGGTAGGACGATGGGAGGGGCTTGTGCATGGACAGGGCAGCAATGTGAAGGGTGGGAGTGTCATTTACACTGTCGCGGAGTGGTAAAGTGAATATAAGTTGAAAGCCTCGAGGGAGAATATCCTTCGAGGTTATTTTTTTACAAAAAAGTATATACAAAACTAAAAAAAGTATTTACAAATATAGAAAAAGGTGATATACTAAAAGCATAAACAGAAAGGACGTGAAGACCATGTCAAGATATGATATCGAATTCTCGTGCGGACACAGCGCATCAGTAAACCTTATGGGAAAGGCCAGCGGTGCCTATTTAGAGCACCTCGCTGACGATGTGTGCCCTCACTGCAGGGCTGAAAAAGAAGACGCAGAAAACAGCGCATTTGAAGAATCCTACGGACTCCCAGCGCTTGATGGATCGGAAAAGCAGATCCATTGGGCACGTACGATTAGAAAGAGCTTCTTTGAAAAGATGGAGGAGGAAAAGAGGGCGATCGAGCCCGATCTATACGGACAGGCCATTCAGTTCTTCGGACGGAAGACCGCGGCAAAGTGGTGGATCGATAATAGGGACTGGACACCGAGCGGGCTCATCGACAAGTTCTATGAGGAGGTCGTGTCTGTCCGGATTGATGCTGCGTATGGCGAACCAACTGCAGATGACACGGAAGACCCCTCCGTTGTGTATCCCGAGAATGAGGTCTCAAAAGATATTGCTCATATCTATGCGCTCGATGGTGACGTAGTCGTGCGTTCGCCAAAGAACGATTCTGTCCGGAATACGGCCAAGGCACACGGATTCCGGTGGGATTCTGAGTATCAAGTGTGGCGGCTCAAGATGAACGTCATGAACGGGAATAAGGATGACCGTATTGCCGAGATTGGAAACGCCCTCCTCAATGAAGGGATCATCGTAAAAATCGAAAATGAAGCCCTGCGGACGCGCGCGATCAACGGTGAGTTCGAACAGCGGACAGAACGCTGGGTTATCACGGACAAAGAAGATAACATTCGTATTTACTGGGAGTACAATCCGAGCCTGTACGCGCGCGTCAAAGCGCTTCCGGGGGCGCGATATGAATACGGCGGAATGACTGTCAAGCCGCGGTATTTTGCAGAAATCAAAGATTTCGCAGAACTGAACGATTTCAAGATTTCGCCCGGTGCAGAAAAAATGCTCTCAAAGGCGGAACAGGCAGACCTAGAGAAGGCGCGGACGACTGTCAAAAAAGCGGAGAAAGCTGCGCCAAAGACGAAAGACGTCAAAGAGATACTGTCATCTAGCAGGGACGTCCTAGACGATCTACGGGACGAGTAAAATGAATTTTAAAACAGCGCTGCTGCCGCACCAAACGGCAGCAGTAAAAAAGCTTGGAAAGCTAAAAATCGGTGCCCTGTACATGGAGCAAGGCACTGGAAAGACAAGGACGACGCTCTCGCTTATCAAGGAGCGAGAGGAAGCGGGGAAGATTGATGCTGTGCTCTGGCTGTGCCCGTGCAGCGTCAAGAAGAATCTCCGCGAAGACATTACCTATCATTGCGGAGAGATCCCCGGTAACTTTGTCATACGGGGGATTGAAAGTCTGTCATCTTCGGGGCGGCTGTATCTTCAGCTCCTAGAGCTTGTAGAAACACATAAAGTCTACCTAATCGTAGACGAGAGCAACCTCGTCAAAAATCACGAGGCGATACGCACCGCGAGGATCACAAGAATCGGGCGGTTTTGCAATTATAAACTTATCCTTAACGGGACTCCCGTCTCAAAGAACGAGGCGGATATGTTCGCGCAATGGGTGATACTAGACTGGCGAATACTGGGCTATAAATCTTTTTATAGCTTTGCCGCCAATCACCTAGAGTACAAAGAGATAAAAGACCCAAGAACAGGGATCAAACGCAAGACAGATCAGGTCGCGCGTGTTCTGAACGTGGATTACCTTACAGAAAAGATCGCGCCCTATACCTATCAGATCAGAAAAGAGGATTGCCTGCATCTTCCGAAAAAAGAATACCGATCGATGTATTTTACAATGACACCGGAGCAGGCGGATTTGTATGACGCAATCAAATGGGAATACCTAGAGAGTGTAAACGAGCTGCGGGCAGAGACGATCTATAAGCTGTTCACCGCGCTGCAGCATGTCGTTTCAGGACGAAACGTCCTATCCGGCCCTCAAGAGCGCATGCGGACAGCACCCTTCTTTTCGGACTGGCACGACAACCCGAGGGTACAAAAATTAAAGGAACTGATAGAGGACATCGGAGCGGAGAAATGTATCGTATTCGCAAAGTATCAATCCGAGATTGATACAATAGAGGAGCTGCTATCTGAGATGAACCTCACGCATGTGAGCTTTACGGGGAAGCTGTCACAGCTGAAACGGCAAGAGAATCGTGCGGCGTTTCAGAACGACGTGCAGTTTTTTGTAGCGAACAAGGTGTGCGGCGCCTACGGATTGAACCTCCAGTTTTGCCGCAACATCATATATTACAGCAACGATTTTGACCTTGCGACGCGCATGCAGTCGGAGGATCGGGTGCACCGTATCGGGCAGACGCAGGAGGTCAGAATTTACGATATATGCTGCGGCGGGACGATCGACGAACTTATCGAGGGGTGCCTATCGCGGAAAGAGAGCCTAGTCGATACCTTCAAACAGGAAATCGATCGATGGAAAGGAGAAATGACGATGCAGTACAAAAACTTCTCAGCAGAAACGGACCCGGATTTCTATCTGCGGTTCGGGGCGTTATTTGCCTCGCGTGCCATCCGGAAGGAGCTCGACGGATACCCGCTCAGTAACGAGCCGGACTGGACGTGGGTCACAGCGTTAGAGGGGAATACTATTACCGGATTTTTGGCCATCGAGCCGAAAGCGCAGGGGCTTCACATTCACGCCGTCTACGTCATGGAGGAACATCGGAAGCAGGGAGTATTTCGAGAGCTGGTGCGCCGTGCCGTTAAATTTGCGGGAAACCGCAGCATTACCGTCACGACACGAGACTGCCTTGTCCCCGTATACGTCTCACACGGATTCAAAGAGACAGGCAAAAAGGGCAAAGCGTGGGTGAATATGAGGAGGGAAGGATGAAGAAAGTATACCAAGACGAGGACGTATACACTGCGGCACAGCGAAGGATCAACTATCTTTTCGATACGTTCGAAAAAGTCTGCGTGAGTTTTTCCGGAGGCAAGGATTCAGGCGTTGTACTGAATATGTGTATCGACATTGCCCGGGAACGAAAGCGCAAAGTCGGCGTCTTATTCATTGACCTAGAGGCTTTCTATTCGATGACGATCGAATATGTCGATAGGATGTTCCGCGAAAATGAGGATGTCCTCGAGCCGTACTGGATATGTCTCCCGATGGAAAGTCCAAACAGTCTATCATACCTTGAGCCAACGTGGATATGGTGGCAGCCGGAGAAGGCCCCGATTTGGGTGCGACCGATGCCAAAGAACAAATGGGTTGTGGATTTAGATAATCAGGAATTGCCGTTCTACACACAGAATATGCCGTTCGAGAAATTCATCCTCCACTTCGCGGCGTGGTACGGGCAGGGGAAGAGCACCGCGCAGCTCGTCGGGATACGGACAGACGAATCGCTGAACCGATGGCGAGCGATCGCCTCGGACAGCGCACAGGTCAACAACTACGAGGGCATCACATGGTCTCAGAAGATGGCGGAGAATTGCTATAGCTTTTATCCGATCTACGACTGGGCGGCCGAGGATGACTGGATTTATTACGGCAAATTCAACAAGCCATATAATCATCTGTATGATCTGTTCTATCGGGCGGGCGTTCCAATTCACAAGATGCGCGTGGATGAGCCCTTCGGGAACGAGGCGAAAGCCGGGCTTAACCTCTTTCGGGTGATCGAGCCGGGCACGTGGGCGCGTGTTGTGAACCGCGTTTCCGGCGCGAACTTCGGCAATATATACGCCGGGAAAAAGATCATGACCGCAGATTACACGCTGCCAAAGGGACACACATGGCGGAGCTTTTGTAAATTTTTGCTGACGACGCTGCCAAAAGAGACGGCAAATAGCTATCGGTGCAAGTTTATCAAGTTCATAAGGTACTGGCAGCGCACGGGCTGTCCCGTTCCGGCAGATATCATCAAGGAACTGGAAAGCACCTGCCCTGACGCGATCGAGAACCTGCACAAATTCTCGAATCGCGGGAAAGGCGACAAAGAGATGATCCGCGCCCGAAGGATTATTGATGAGCTGCCGGGACTAGACAACCGACAAGACCTATGCACATGGAAGCGGATGGCCATGTGCATCATCAAGAACGATTACATTTGTAAGGGGCTGTGCTTCACGATAACGAAAGACCTCACGAAGCGCCAAAAAGAGATTGTCGAGAAGTATAAGAACCTATAGGAGGGAGAGCTATGAAAGAATATAAAAGCCCCGTGTATGGTGTTATTGCCGTGCCGATTGAAAAGATCAGGGCGAACGAATACAACCCGAACAGCGTTGCGCCGCCCGAGATGAAATTGCTGTATGACAGCATCAAGGAAGATGGATATACGATGCCTGTTGTATGCTACTATCATCCAGAGGATGATGTGTACGAGATTGTTGACGGATTCCATCGCTACTCCGTCATGCTGAAGCATAAGGACATCTACGAGAGGGAGGGAGGTAAACTGCCCGTGTCTGTCATCGATAAACCAATAGGTGACCGCATGGCAAGCACGATCCGGCACAACAGAGCCCGAGGATCACACGATCTTGACCTTATGAGTAACATCGTCCGGGAACTCGTCGATATGGGCAAAAGTAACGCATGGATCATGAAGCATCTCGGCATGGATGCGGATGAGGTGATCCGATTGAAACAAATCACGGGGCTTGCCGCGATGTTCGCAGACAACGAATTTTCAAGATCATGGGAGGCGAGATGATGGGAACGAAGAAAACAACAACCCTCCGTATTACGGAGGAACAAAACGAGGAGATGAAGGTTCTGCTCAAGGAGATCAAGGAGAAAACAGGAAAACATGCCTCAGATGCCATTATCGCGTCGCTCAGATACTTTAATGATGCTCTCAATAAGGTTCTATATGTAGGAGGAAAGACTGATGAGTGAGTTCAAAAAATTTGCTGTAGGAGATCGCTGGCCGGGAGAAGTCGTTCAGCAGGACGGATTATATTTCGACTATACAGATGAGGGCGGCGCGACATTCGTACTGTTTTTCAGCGCGCCGAACAAGAAGGAAATTGAAGGCGTGAAGGAAGGAAAAATCGAGCTCGCCATCACAGTAAAAGCCCCGGTCATTTTCATGTGCGCAAAAATACAAGGCGTCGGAACAGGATGGATGGACGCCCCATATTCAATTCGACGACATCTGGGGGAGACGATCGCCCTGCCGGAGGCGAAAGATGATGAGGGACTGCCGATTCAGTTCTTCCTTGTTGACATACAAACTAAGAAAATATGCGCGATCCGTCTCATATCAACGGATAGCAGGTTCGCGAATTGTTTTAGACGATCTGTCTTGACACAGTTAGGCGAACCTTATTCAACGCATGAATACGATTCTAAAATCTTCGAAGTTTATCAATCGCTTTCTTCGAAAGACTTAGCGCAGAGGACAGATGTTACGTTTAGGACAAGACAGTGAAGTACGGAGGGCGGCATGATGCCGTCCCCGTTTTCTTGTCTACATTTTGTCTACAAGATACCATGATTCGCCTCCTGTGTTGCTATTTCATCTTTACGTGAAAAGATGGATGTTATTCCTGTGAAGCCTTGTCTATTGTTGGCTTGACAGATACATCATGCGATTTGATATATCGCTCCTTTTGACGAACGAATCTTCTAATCGAAAATCCAATAGATTGCAAATGGGAGAAGGAGCCTGTGCATGTGAAAATTCTTATGCGAGCATTTGCGATTGAACGATGAATTTGTTACAATAAATACATCTTGATACAGTGCAAAACAATCGAATCAAAAAATGCTTCCGCAATTATTCCGCATGTATTTCCGAGGACAAATCAAAATTTGACTTTTTGTCATTTTTCGTGTAATATAGAGCGCAGTTTAGTACTGCATATATAATAATATGCAAAAAAATGAATCCAAGGGAGAACGATAGCATGGCAAAGGAAACGTTTGAGTTTCAAGCGGAGACAAAACAATTACTGGATCTGATGATCCATTCGATCTATACGAACCGCGAGATTTTTCTGCGCGAGCTGATTTCGAACGCGTCGGACGCGATTGACAAGCTCCACTTCGAGAGTCTGACAAACAGGGACATCCTCGAGGGAAACGATGCGTATGAGATTTTCCTCGTGCCGGATAAGAAGAGCAAGACGCTCACGATCTCGGACAACGGCATCGGCATGTCGCGTGCGGAGGTCGTGGAGAATATCGGCACGATCGCAAAATCGGGCACAAAGGCATTCATGGAGCAGCTCGCGAAGGCGAAGGAGGAGAGCGGCGGCGCGCCGGACAAGGATCTCATCGGTCAGTTCGGCGTGGGCTTTTACTCCGCGTTTATGGTCGCCGATCGAGTGACAATTGTGACGCGCCGGGCGGGAGAGACGAAGGCGACGCGCTGGGAGTCGGCGGGCGACGGCAGCTACACGATTGAGGACGCTGAGAAGGAGACGCGCGGCACGACGGTGACGATCCATCTCGCGAAAGAGTTCACGAAGGGCGAGACGGACTATACGGATACGTTTACGCTCGAGAACCTCGTGAAGAAGTATTCGGACTATGTGCGCTACCCGATCCGCATGAACGTCACGACGGAGGAGATGCCGCGCGACGATGAGGGCAAGATTATCGAGGGTGCGGAGAAGATCAAGAAGACGGAGCTGCGCACGCTGAACTCAATGCAGCCGCTCTGGACGCGCGCGAAGTCCGAGATCAAGGTGG